GTTAAACAAACAAATGAAGAAGGATACAACGCAATTGATACCGCTGGTGCAGGACAATGGGGTGGAACAGCATATCAGAGTCAAACTGACACTGGCGGAACAGTTGAACCTGTTATTTTACCAGCAATATCTGGAGATGAGTTCTACTTACCACTTAAATTACAACCAATAAAGAATGATGGTACTCCATACTTTGGAACTAATGATTATATTATTGTTGATAGTGGAGTTGTTGGCACAGGATCATCTGCAACCAGTCATCCAGAAATTCTACAAATTGTAGAACTTACAAGAATAAGTGAAGCACCATACTATGTTAAAGTCAAGAGACGTCCATTCGGTGCATTTGGTGGTGTATTAGATAACCATGCTGACACTACACCAATATACAAAGTTAATGTACAGTTTGATGCTACATGGACAGAGCAAGCGATTGATAATGATACTAGTGCAACAGATGCAATATACTTATCTGAATTTGGTGGTAATCTAACAAGTAATGATTACATCATTGTTGATAGAGATGATTCACCAAAAGTTCCAGAATATATTAAGGTTATTTCACCTCTCGCAGAGCAACAGCAGAAATTTAGAGTTTCTAATTGTGCTGATCCAGATGAGGATGTATTTGTAATTAACTCTGTAACTGGTGAGGTACAGATTGGTAATCCAAATATACCTGGTTCTATTGTTACAATCAACTCATCTCTTGATATGGATGGTGGTTGTGGAACATTAAGTTCTATAGAATTTACTGGAGATGCAGACGCTGGAACAAAAGTCATTACAAATGTAAATGTCACATCCGCTGGCAAATCACTTTCTGATATTAAGAAGGGCGATGTTATCAATGTTGTAACAGATTCATCACCACTCTCAATGGATCAAGATACTGCTGTTGACTTTATATTTGGCGGTGCTATCTACTTAACAACCAATATAATTGGTTCTCAACAAACATCAGGAACTACATTCAAAGCAAATAGGAATGAAAGATTTACCATTAATGATGGTAATGACAATCCTACATTTGATGTTGATTCATGCTCAGGATCAACAATAGTTGGATCTCATGCTGGTAGGTTTGATCTTAATTTAGCATGGTCTAGCAGCGGTAGTATTCTTACAAATGCTGATTTACCAGCAGCATTAAATGCAGATGAAATAGTAGCATATGGTTACTACGCAGATCCACAGTCAATACAGGCAAATGGTCCTGCTACAACTATAGCAGCAGCAACTGCTACTGGTAACAGTGCAACTCTGTTGCAAATTCCAGTACAACAACTTGGAGAGGGAACTGGTGCGTTTGCAGTTGGTGATCTAATCGCTGTAGGACCTTTGACATCATTCTCTAGCACTACTGGTCAACTTGAGATAATGAAGATTAGTGAGGTTGTGACTGGTGCAGTTCCTACAATTATTGCTATCATAGCACAGGAAGGAACAGTTGCAATGAGTCATGGTGTTGGTGATGTTGTTAGAAGGATCATCAAACACGAGACACAATCTAGTGTAATTGATGCTCAAATCAGACAAAGATTGGTTGCTGGTGTAAGTAATGATTATCTCTCTGTAATAATAGAGAGAGGATATATCTCACAACAAAAACTAGATTACAAACAGTGGTTAAGATTTAGAAACACAACCACTGGTGTTGAGATACTAACCAATGTAAATGGTAGGTTGTATGGCAAGACTCATACATCTCAGATGAATGAGCAACTTGGTGATGGTGCTAAGTCATACAGAAATGGTAGATTAGATGTAACAGACAATCTAACATTAACTGGTGGTAACTTCACAATTTATGATAGTGTTAAACAAACTAAATTATTCCAGTTTGTTAATGATGACGGACATGCAGATCACTCAGGTCTAATTAACTGGGATGCTGGTGTGATAGCAAGAGGTGACCTGTTCTTATATCCAACATCTTGCCCAGAGAATGTTATTACATCATTAGCATGTGAACCATCATTCTCAGTAGATAACTTAGGAAATGTAACTGCTCAGAAAACATTTACAATAACAGGTACTCCAACATTAACTCCAACAGGTGCTGATGTATTCTCAGTACAGAATCTAGGTGTAAATGGTGGTAGTGAATACACTATCAAGCAGAATCGTTCGATTGATGCATTTGGATTACAAAACTTCACTACATCAACTGGTGCAAGGCATACTAGATACTTATCAGCAGCATCACCAGAAGCAGATCTAACACTGATTGCAAATATAGTTTACATGGTAAACGTACAATCAACACAAACATTGATACTTACATTACCAGCTGCACCAATAACAGGTGATATTGTAAGACTAATTGATGTAGGTGGTAACTTAAAATATGATACAACATTAGTTGTTAGAACTCCTGAGACTAGTGGAACACCAATACAAGGTGATTCAGTAGGAACACTATTTGGAGATAGGTTGACTCCATATCCATCTGGTGAACTTGTAGTTCAAACTCCTAATGCTGGATTTGCATTAATATATCTTGGATCAGTTGATAGTAATGATCAAATAGGAATCCCAACTAGCGTACAAGGTTGGTGGTTAATGGAGGTATAATAGATGGCAAGTTACAATCGCATAAAAGCGTCAAAAGCCAGTCCAATAGGTACAATCATGCCATGGACTGGTAGTACCAGTGAGTCAGCACTGTCTCTAGATGCTATACCAAGAGGTTGGGTAGTATGTAACGGAGGTCAGTTGAGGGCAAGAGATTATCCTGTACTTGCACAAGTTCTAGGTAATTTATATGGTCCTGTAGTAGAAGCTGGTCAACCATTTGTTGGTATAACTAATTCATATCCAAACTATAATGATGATGATGTTTTCAACTTACCATTACTAAATCAACAAGTTCTTATAGATTTAGAGAGTAATTTGTTATCAGGAGAAGAATTGAGTGTATTTGGAGAATTTATTTCATTAAATGGTTTTGAAGGTCAACAACCAGTATCTAACGTATTATCATATATTGATGCACAGTTTACAACAAGTGTTGAGGCAGAGTTATCAGGAAAAATAAGGGGTATTACTATTGAAGAACCATCATATTTTGATACTATCAGAACTATTAATAGAAAATTAGGTGTTGAACATACTGCAGCACATACTCATCCCAGACCAGAAAACACTGTCTACCCATCTGTAGAATTAGCTGGTAGTTATCTAGGTTTATTTGAAGCTGGAACATTTGAAGTTCAAGATCCCCAGTATGCAACTGGTGCTGATCGAGGTCTTACCAGTATAGAACCATTAGCAGATAGTTTCAGACCTGGCACAATTGCATGGACTGCATATGACCCCCAAGCAACATCATTGGTTGAATGTAGTAATCATCAACACTTTGGTGATGCATCTGATCTCATACCGCTAGTTCCATCTTCACCTCGTGTTGTTTCGGGATATGGATATACTGAAGAATACACTGATGATAACTCATGTGTTGCAGCAACTCCCCAACAACCAGCGGTTACTGCTCCATTTCCACCACCTGGCACATACTTAGGAGCAAGAAATTATTATGTATCTGAGCAAGTTCCTTTAGCAAGAAGAGGCAGTGGTGTTACTCCTCCACCCACAGACCTACAAGACTATTATGGTGCAGTAGGAGCAGGAAGAGACTTTCCATATCCTACAACATTGAGTCATAATGGTGATGCGTTTACAAGTAGTGCTTTAGGATCTCATAATCACTTTACAATTGATATATCAATGACTAAGGGACAAATGAATATCCCTACTACTTTACTCATAAATAATATGACGACTGGAAATGTTGAACCTATCAATGTTAACAGGGCACTTAGTGTACAGGTAAATCCTAATACACCATCCTTGGTCACTTTGTATATCATCAGAGCATACTAATGGCAGTATTATATTCAAAAGAAAAAGGAAAAATAGGAACGCTTACTGGTTCTATTATAAACTGGTCTAATCAATTAACATCATCAGATCCAGAAGATCCAACAATATATGAAACTCTTCCTGCTGGTTATTTAAGATGTGATGGATCAGTTTATGCTGCTGAAGCATTTCCAGAACTTGCTAGTATATTAGGTGTTGGAACAAACTGTAGATATAAAAAACCAGATACAAATTTACTTGACAATCAATTTCAAGTACCAGATCTTGGTGCAAAGTCTACTAAAACATCATTCTCATCAAATTTGGGAGACTATCAAGACACATATTTGTTTAACGACGCAGGACAAGAAATAACAAAATCTGGTGTAGGATTAGAAGTTAGTAGTAACATAGGTGCAACATTCGAGATACAATATCAAGGTAACTTCTTTTTACCATCACAAACAGTTGAAATTACTGGTCAACCTGGTTTTGCTAAATCTAGTGGTAACTACACAGAAGAATCAGAAGTATTACAGAACCAATTTCAACCACATGCACATTTCCATGATGGGAAAAGATCAAGAACTGCATCACCTTCGAGTGAATTTAGTTTGTTTGGTAGAAACTCATATATATCTAAATCTACTCTGTGCATTATGCCATGGGCAAATAATACACGACAAGAGTTATGTAAGGCAGTAGCATCTAAATCAATTACTGCAATTCAACAACAGAATGACAGTAATTCTTGTGGATTCTCATTTTTTGGCGGTGGTTCTTCCTCGGAAGAATATCAGTGGTATGGTGGTTGTTGGGCTGGTTGTGATTTTGATCAACAAAGAAAGTGTTTAATACCTGGTAATATTCCTGAGTTAAATTCTGATGGAAGTGGAACTCCAACAGGAAATATCTTACAATTTGGATGTTCAACTCTTGGAAATCAAACAGGATATCCAATATATTATCGTTCAGATCAAAATCCACATAGAGGATTTTGTGGAAATATAGAATACCAAGGTGAAATGAGTTGTAAAACTACAGGATCTTGTTTTTTTGGTGGATCATCTTGTGATGGATATACTAACCCTGCTATTAGAGGAGGTAATATATACTCCAAAGTAGGACCTAACTATACACCATTGACTGTGGATTCTGCAACTCAAGTTCCTTTTGACTCACAAGCAAACCAAGTCACTTATGGTGCACTCAACAATACTGTGGTTGATGTAGAAGATTTTGGTAATGATTGTGTACACAAACATTTCGTTCCATTTAATCAAGATGCACATACATGGGAAGTGGTAACAAAACCAACCTATATTCCTGCAGATACTTTAACATCAACAATTAATATTGATGTTAATGAAGAAAACAAATCAGATGGTTTCATACAACCATTCTTAGTTCAAGAATTTTTAATAAAATATTAAAATGGCAACATACAGGAATTCATACGCTAATTATTATTCCGATAAGACTGGTAATCATTCTCCTGTCGGAACAGTTCTTCCTGTGTTTGCTGATCTTAATTTAGCATCACAAGATCCTGAGTATTCATATCCACAGCATTTATATTGTGATGGAAAAGAATTAAAGATTCGTGACTACCCAGAGTTATACAGCATTATTAAAAATAGATATGGCGGTGAAGCATCACAAAATATAACCCAAGCAGCACAACCTGGTGGTTTGAGAAGGTCATATTTTATAAACAATAAAATGTTTCTCCAATTTTATTATGACTCTACTAATAACAAAGCAAATGTAAAAAGACCATATCCATATGGTGCAGTGTTTAGGTTCTCTCTTGGAATAAATCCATATGGATCATTTCCAATCACTGGTATTTTTAATCAAACTACTTTCTATCAATTAATACAACCAACAGAAGATGTCAGTGCACAAGCACAAACAAATGAATTTGCATATGAGGTACAATTTCCAACTGATCTTAATGGTAATCCTAGTGTTGATCTAACATCAATAAATCAATCTCAATACACTATAGATTTTACGTCTGGTTCTCTCAATCCTGCATCATTTGCATTTACTGTTGCTAATGTAGGTCAAGATTCATGGACTATAAATGGCGATGATAGAGACGGTCCTATTTCTGGTAATAATCCCACTCTCACTTTTGCTGATGGTGATATAATTCAATTTTCTGTCACTACAAGTGCTGATCATCCATTTTATATCAAAAGTGTTAATAGCACTGGAACTGCTAACCAACTTCCAAATTATACTGGTGTTGGTAATGGTGTAACAGGAAATGGTGCTGGTGCTGGTGGAAATAGTGGTACAGTAAATCTTTACACAAGTAATTTGGGTGGATCGACTCTTTATTATAATTGTGGAAATCATCCTGCGATGAATGGATCAATTGCAATTGCTTCTTCTATTGGTAGTGCTATACACCCTGATATTGTAATACAAAAATCATATAATTTAGCAGATTATCCATATAATATTGGAACATTTAATCTACCAGATTATAGACAAAGAAAGATACTTGGATTTGGTAACGTAAACGGAGCAGGAACATCAACACCAGAGAATGCAATCAACAACTTTGTTGGACAAACTGGTGGTACTTGGTATATACCAAAAGATACGTTAATTAATAGTGGAGATTTCTTTGTTGTTGGTGATGTAAAAACTACAGGATATAATAATATAGCAGCAGATATTGGTGCATATATTACAGGAACTGTCAAATATCAGATAGGACCTATGGATGATTATGTCTTCCCATTTCCACCAACACACAATCATAGAATGTTAACAGTGGAAGTTGACGAAACAAAGTTAGCAGAACTAGGTACTGTAGAGGTTGATAAGTTTGCTGTAAACTATGTGACTACCAGAGCAAATATTAGTTTATTTGAACCAAATGGATCTGCTGGACAGGCATTGGGTCACTCACATGGTTTAATTGGTGTACCACTACAAAACTCATTAACAGCAACATATGGTAATAGTAATGGAATTGGTGATACATTAGGAACTACTGGTGATCAACAATATCAATATATGATATCAGAATCACCATTTGTAATTGTTTTATCTGTTACCTATGATTCTATTACTGATCTCATAACAGTCGATACAGATGGTAATCATAACCTTAACATTGGTGATATTATAACCATAAATCAAGCATCACCATCAGAATTTGCTGGCAATTTTACAATAGTATCAACAGGATTTGGACTCCAAACATTTAATGTAGAACCAAGAGACGGAGAGACACCACAACAAGCATCAGCTACTGGCATTATGACAGTGCAATTGGCAAATGGTTATTTTGCAGAACAAGAAACTACACAAGCACCAAGAGCATATGTTATAGACAACAACACGTTAGTTGGTGGTAAAGCAATAGAATTTGATATACCTGGCAACTCATATATTATATCAGAAACTGATATTACTACACCACAAGGTGGTGTCGTACCAATTCCAGATGCTGGTTCGGGACAAATATCAGGAGTTAGTGTTACTTTACGAGCACCTGGCGGTGGTGGTGCAGATAGTGACAATGATGGATTACAAGGTGGATTTGCTGAGGTTGGTATAACTGTTGATGGTACATTTTACACTATTAGAGCTGTAGGTGGCGGTGGTGGAACAAGAGGATCTGGCGGTGGTGCTGGAGGTTCTGGAGGAGGATTTATAATTCCATCAGCATTATTAAATGATCAACGGTTTAATTTTAACCAGACTACTGGTGAAGATGGAGACACAGGTGGAATACCTGGAACTGGTCTTAATGACTCACTTGGTGGTGGTGTTGTTGCTGGTATTCCGTCAGGAGCACCACAGGTTGGTGGTAATGGAACAGCACAAATAAAAAGTGTCAGTAATACTGACCCAGAAACAGTCTATACATCTAATGGAACATGGAATATACCAGCTCCATCTACTGGAGAAATAAGTAGAAACATAACAATTGAAATCTCAGGTGGTGGTGGAGGTTCTGGTAATGCTAACTCAGGATCCAATTGTTCATCTACATGGTCTGGTTGGCCTTACACAATATCAGGTAAAACTGGTGCAAATGGTGGATATGGTGGTAGAGGTGCAAGATTAATAGGTTCAATAGCACAAACAGCTGGAACATTAACTTGGGAATTAGGAGAGGGTGGTAATCCTGGTTTTAACGATAGACAAGGAAACACTGTAGGAGGAACACCTGGTAGCAACCCATTTACAGGAGTTCCATGGAACGATTGGCCAGGTGGTATTGGTAATGACTATGAACCAGGTGGAACTGCTGGTCGAGTTGGTGGTGCTACTGGAACTGTATCTGGAGATGGTGGACGAGGTGCATGGGGTAATGGTGCATCCGCAGGATCAGGTGGTGGAGTAACAGGTTTATTCTTAAATGGTATCGCAATCGCTGGAGCTGGCGGTGGTGGCGGTGGCGGAGGATCAGGTGGTGGTTACAATGGTAGTGGAACTACTGATGGATGCTATCCTGGTGGTGACGCACAAGGACCTACACAAGGATTGATTTCAACAACAGGAGCTTTAGACTTTGCAAATGGTGGTTCTGGTTCTACTGGTGGTTGTACTGCTGGTGGAGGTGGAGGTGGTGGTGCTGCTTGCGGTATCATCAACTCATCTGCTGGTGGTGTCGGTGGACAAGCGGGTGTTGGACATAATGGTAACGGTGGTGGTACTGGTGGAACACGAGGTGTGTCTGCATATAGAAGTAGTTATTGGGTTGGATCAGTATCAGAAGATGATCAAGGTTCACTCCCTTGCACTAAAGGATATGTAAAAATACAATTCTCAAATGTCACTGAATATTATGATTTCACTGGTGGTGGTGGCGGACAAGGTGGCGACCTTAATATATCATTTAGTGGTAGTCTTGCTACTTCTGTTACATATACTTTGCAAAGTCCTGGTAATGGTGGTGGAGAAGGAGATAATGGAGGACCAGGATCTATAAATGTAATGTACTTTGGACAAGAGGAAGGAACAACAGTGCCAGGTGGAACTACAAATCCAGCAGGAAGATATTATGAATGTGATAGTGATGGTAATCCTATAGGTAACGCTTCTATTGCTGATGTATGGCAATCATCAACTGATGCTGGTATTAATCAAAGAGAATTTGGTCAGGGAACTGGATCCGCTGCAGGATTTTCTGGTGCTGGTATTCCATATAATAGTCTAACTAAAATACAAAAATATATTGAATTTAAAGGTGCTGCAACTGATGCTGGTGGAAAGAGACAATTAGAGATGGGAACGCTCGATTTCAGAAAAGTAAAGAAAATGAGATTTACTGTTATTCGTGGTAGTAACCAAAATGGTGGAGAAAATCCAGATCAAGCATTAAATGTATTTTATAGAAAAGGAACATCAAATACTGTTACGTTGTTCAGTCAGATATTGTTAGCAGCAAATGTCGATCCTCTTTGGCAAGCAGTAGAAATTGATGTTGCTGAGGCAGATGCAATTAGAGATGCAAATGTAACATTAATTCTAGAACAAGATAGAGGACCCGTATATCAAACTGCACCAGCAAATGATGATAATTATGGTTTAGGTGCTGTCACATTATTCTATGACACTGAAACTTCTACTCAGTTTATATCGACTGGTGGTGCAACACTACAAGGAAATATAGATGAAGGTGGACAAGAGATTAATTCTGATGATGGTATTGATCAAGTAAGAAGAGAAGTATCAGCAGTGCAAGCAGCATTAACAGTTACAGATGGTACATTCACAATGTCATCGTCTACACCTATTACAACACTTGCTACCGTGACAGCAGAGAATAACATTCCTCTTATAACTAAATACCATAGGGTAAAGTATTTAATTAAGGCATTATAAATGGCAACTATAGCATCACCATCATCAACTTCACTATACTTGAATGCCTTTGATAAGAACATTCAGTATGAAGGTATAATGAAAACCATAGACGATGATTATTGGACTAAGGAAATAGTTCCAATATTATATCCTAT